TTTAAGTTCAAATTTTTCTAAAGTTTCTCCTTCTCTCATGTCTATATTCAATCCTGTTCTGTAATCAGTTTTTACATTAGCATCATGTTGATAAACAAGAGCAAATACTGAAACCCCCAAAGATACTAAACTAATAACTACACTTATCAGAGTCCAAACAATACTTTTTTTCATTTTTTCACTTCTTTCACTTTATTTTAATTAAAATCAATATTTCTTTCCTTTATTATTTTACAATTTGCAACTAAAATTTTATACAGAACATGAATACGAACAAAAAAATACAGGATGGTCATAACGACTATCCTGCAATCATTTATTTACTCTTCAAATCTAACTAATATCATCAATATGGAACTCTGCATTCGGATATTGTTCACTTAACTTTTCTAACTCTCTCTCATTTTTTTCGTCATCTTCTCCAACACTATCAATAAATACTGGTGTAGCTACATTTAAGTCTACCTTTTCTGTAAATAAGCTATGGTATCTACCGAGTAAGTCACGAGCTTTTAAACGATCACTAGGTTTTATTGGTACTTTAACAGTTTCCACATGCTCATTATATACGAGGTTCATTCTTCCACTGTCTGGATTACGTTCAAATGTACCTTTCTTTACTACAGCTTCTTTAGTTTCCGTCTCGTCACCTACTGCTGCTTGAGTTAATAGATACAGTAACTCTTTGGCTGATAAAATAGTATCGTCCATAATCTCGTCTTTCTTACTTTTAATATATTCGTCTACTTTATCTTTTCGTAATAACCTACTACCTGTTACATGTGCACTATTCGGGCTATATCCTGCCTTTATAGCGCTTTGAGTAACGTTGAGTGTCTTAATATACTCATTCGCAAAACGCTCTTGTTTTGGCGTTAATTTGTCCATTGAATCACGCTCCTTGTTTTATTATTTTATTTAGTAAACCATCAAATAACTGTTGGACTCTGGATTGGGTAATTTCTAGTATTTGAGCTATATCGCCAAATGTGCGTCCATTACATAGCAACATAAAAATATTGTATTCTCTAAAATCTGCAATACGATCAACCAGGATATCTAGGTCATTCATAAATATATGTTCATCTGCATTAATTGTTTGATATGAATATTCGTCTACATCATCATTTAGCGTAAAGAAATCATTAACTGATACATCCTTATAATCATCATCCACATTATTATGGTAGTTTAATATAAAGTCTTTCAGTGCCTCCTTATCACCAACAAACATAATCACACCACCATTGTATGTTGTGGCTCACTAGCCTTTGTTAAAGGCTTATCATGATTAATGTTGTATAAATCTACCTGCAAACGTTCAATAAGCTCATGTGACTTGATACGTCCATGTGATTGCATATATCTAACAACCTGCCGTTGCTCTTCTTGTGAATAGGTATTGAGTATTTGTTTTAATAAATACAATCGCATTGCTGAATCATCTTTAAAACGTTTCAAATTATCTTTAGTTTCACTGATCCATATCACTAAATTATCAACGGGATAAGATACAGAAATAACACCCATAATATCGTCACATGTTGTTATTGAGGTGCTTAAGTGATACATTTCATCTATATGTGACTGTGCCGTTTTAATTTTAGAATTAATATATTTAGGATTATATTTTGTTAATAACTCATATTCAGATATCTTTGATTGTTGATATGATTCATTAGTATGTTCCTGCACGATAATACCCCCAATAATATAGAATGAGCCTACCCAATTAAGGATAGGCGCTAGTTAGTTTTATTTGTTATAAACGTATTGTTTTTTTATTGAGCTTGTTGTCTTGCACCATCTTTTTTAGCTTTAGCATATTTCAATTGGTTATTGTATCTATCTGCTAAAGGCTTAATGACCACGTAACCCTCATCATCTTTTGTGATAACTGAACCATTATTTGCCATGCCAATTTGTCTCAACACATTAAACTGGTAAGCTAGATTGTCATGTTCTTCATTGTTCTCAAATGGATATAACACGGCTTGTTTTAATGCTGTTAGAGAGAATGACACTTGACTTTGTTCACTTTCAGATAAACGTTGGTCAAATGCTTTTTGTAATAAACTTAATTCAAATACGTCTATTTTTTCTGCGTCTGCCTCTCTAATGTAATCCATAATTTCTGAATTACTATAAAACGATAATCTCGCCTCTAAATTTTGACGTTTGATTAATTCAGATTGTGGGTCTTCCACATCATCTCTTGTTAATTCCTCTTCAATTTCATCCATACGTGCTTCAATACGTTTTAATTTGTCACTAGCAAATTGTTTAAATTCATTTTCAATTTGAGTTACTTTCGGTTTCTGTTGTTCATCAATGATATCCATTCTATAACCACGTTGGTACATAATGAACGTTTCTTCTAAAAATTGATCTACTTTATCTAATAAATCCTTATATTTTCTATCGTTAAATAATACATCATATGCACTTCCAGTTTTCATTGTCATATTCAAATACCTCTTTCGTTTTTATTTTATAATTTAATACGTTTTAAAGCCTCATAACGTTTCATACTACCGTCTGCTAATCTTTTAATACTTTCCATTGCTTGCTGCTTTTCTTCATCGGTAGTAATGATGTAATAACCACGTTCATGTTTTTTATAGCTACATCCTATAGGATAACTATAATCATCAATCAATTTGCTTATAGCATTTCTTAACCATCTTTCATTAGATGAATTATATTCGTACCCCATTAAGTTAAGTATCTTGGACTTAGTTATATACTTATCTGTTGAGTTCTGAATAGTATCAAAAATTCTTAAATATTCGTTTGGTACCTTTGTTTTTTCTTTTTCAATTGTTTTCACGATTATAACCTCCATTTTTTCTCTCGATGGACGTTACACGTAATAAAAATGTAAAAAGGAGTAGTTTTTTATTTTGAAACGAGAATTCTTACTAACTATATTATACTAAATTTACACTTAAAACACAAACTTATGTTCCTGTTTTTACTCATTTTATTTTATACTTAACAACCCTAATAAACATTGAATTAACAGCTTTTATAAGTGTTTTACATATACTATCACACACTACGACACAAGAACATAAGTTCTAATTAATTTGCATTTTAACCCCTCATGAAAATTAAGCGCTTAGCTTTTTTTAGTTTTTATATAGGAGCCACACACTACATGTGACCCCTTATTTACCTACTTACTCACACTATAGTACGATTCTTTCAATTCACTTAACTTACGCTCTAACGTCTTATAATCGTCTTGTGTAGCATTCTCATCTTGTACAAATGCAGTAACCAACTTCAATCCCTCAACTAACTCTGGTGCTGGTTCATTAATTCCAGTAGCTAACTGATACAATGCCTCCATATTACCTATAACATCTGCATTACTAGTTTGAACGCCCTCAAGTTCATCTATATTGAAATCTCTACTAATGTAGTCGAACATATCGCTATTGTTACTTTCAGCAAAGATTTCTAGACCATACATAAAATAATCATTATCAAACATAAAACTAGCCATCATATCGCTTATAGTGTCATGTGTGCCATCATGTAAATCATAACCAGCATAATACCCCTCAATGCTCTCTATAAGTTTCTCAGTATGCTTTTCTGAGGCAATCTCGAAAGTTTTTCTCACTTCACAATCTTTTATTAATACATGAGCATACATTTTACCTTTACTTACTAGATACACAGTATTAAACGGATCGTTATATATCTTAAATGCAAAAGGTAATTTATAACTATTTTCACATAAGCCAGTAAAATATCTTAATAGTGTTGCTGCTCTAGTTTCAAATTCATTTGCGATAATCTCTACATTCATTTTATTCATCTCCTTCATTTTTTGTTTTACTGAATTGTTCAAATTCACCTGTCTTGGGATTAAATTTTTTAATATAACGAGCAGGAGCCTTATCAATACATCCCATATCATCACTGTCATAGAAATTAATATGGTGTGCTTTTGTTAAAGCCATACATACGATTGGCGAATACCATATTTCTTCATCATCTATATATTCAACAAATAAATTCTCTGGTGCTGGTATAAGTTGAATCGGAGCATCATAGTCCAGTCGGCTATATATTTCATCTTTTTTATTCACTTTAAACGCACTCC